TGGATCTTATTTTTCTTTAGATCATTGGGCGCATAGTTTCTCCGTATGGAGAGAACTAATCGGCTGCCTTCTTCTACAGTTACTATGTAGGGCAATTTTATTCCTGTTGGTTCATTATTTGCACCAACCTCTTCAAAACCTTCTAAATCTAAATTTACATGACACTCTAACAGAGTGTACATAGTTTCTTGTTTACCAACTTTTTTAGTGCCATCTAATTCTTTTTCTTTTTTCTCAACAGAGTTTTGCTCTACATTTCCTGGAGGTGAGAGTTCTATGTCTCTATAAAAACCGTTTACCTGTTGTTTACGTAATTCATTCTCTGACATCTTGATCACGTGTATTATTGATTCCGCATCGTCCAAACTTGTTGCTGTATATGGCACCACTAATTCATCAGCCGGTACAAACTTTGATACGACCCTACCCATTGGTACATCGTAATAAACTTTTTTAAATGTCGAACCTGAGAGAGGTAGATGAAATAGCATGGAGTCAAACTCCGCCTCGTATTCTTGCATTTCATCCATGATCAGATAATTCATATAATCTTTTACACGGACAGCCTGTTGTTCTGTCTGTGGATTCTTAACACCTATGACCTGTGTTCTTACAGGTCCATCTGCTGGTAATAATTCTTTGTAGGCCTGTGCCTGAAACTGTGTGACTGCCTCTGCTAACACCGGGTGTGTTGCACCAGATGCTCCCTGAAACGGTTCTGTTCTATTCTCGTATTTAAATCCTAAAAGATCTAAACCTGTCTTGTAAGATTCTTCCCAATCTTTTCTTGATGATTTATAATCCATGTAGTTTTGCACCATGTCGTTACCAACAGGTTCTAAAACATCATCGGGTAAAAGCTCTGCTAGATTATCAAAATGTGATTCTGTGCCAGGTATGTTTACAGCTCCTGGTTCGTAATCGATAGTTGCTCCACCATCCTCTTCTGGTATAACCTCTATCGGTCCTTTTGGATCTTGTCCTTCTTGTTCCTGAACAGCTACTTCTTGTAATTCCGCATCTGACGGAATCTCTTCTTTGTTTCTAGTGTTCGGGAGTCCTTTGTCTATTTCTGCCATATGTTACTCCTATATATTCTTAACACGCTTTTTTAAAGATCGCAACCCTTGTGAATCTGGGTTCATTGATACTGTCTGTGGACCCTCATCTATACCACCAGATAAACCAGCAATACCACCGCCTGCAAAAGGCGTTAGTTGTGGTCCTCTCTCTTGTAGTAGATTAAGATAATCTTGTTCAAGTCCAGCTATTCGATCCGCACGTGCTTTTTCACTAATAGCACCTTCAAGTCCGGCTAGTCGATTCGCAGCAGTTTTTTCTTTTTCAATGTCAGCAAATATATTTGCAGCTTGTAGATCTTGTTGTGTCTCCTGAAATTTACCTGATGCCATATCTCCAAGAATAGTATCCTCCATGTTTAATCCGACAGGCGGTTGGCTTCTATAATCTGTAAGAAGATTCTCTAGATTTTTTTGTTCATCTTTTAATTTTTGTTCTGCTCTGATAGCTGCATCTGTTTGTAACATCTCATCATCAGCTATCATAAACTGATCTTTAGGCTGTTCTCGAAAAGCTTTAACTTGATCTTTTAAATTACCAACTTTTAAATCTTGTTTTAAGATAGTGTTTAGTGTGTTGGTTTGATTTAATACGTTTGCAAATTTACCTATTTGTTCATCACTGTAACCAAGGCCGCTAAATCTCTTAAACAATTCTTTGTTTGGATCTATCTTTGTTTTTTCTCCAAGTGCATAATTAAGTAAACTATCACCTATCGTTTCTTTAAAAGTTTTACCTGTTGTCAACATATCGTAACCAACAAACCCTGCCTCAGCTGCAGCAGTAAATGCTAATGCAGCAGGACCAAACAGACCACTTAATGTAAAAGCACTGCCAAGTGATCTACCTGCTTTTAAAATCTGTCTCGCAAGAAGACCCTCTTTCTCACCAAGTTTTACACCCCCCTTGATTACTTTCTCTAATCTGTTTTTACCGCTTATGGCACACTGTGAAAGATCTGCTGGTCCAGTCGCATAACCTATTCTACCACCATCCTTGTTGCCTCTGCCGAAAGTCACCCTACATTGAGGGTTAGCAGAAAAAGATGCTAAAAGTTTTTGTATCTCTAAAGGTTTTATATTTGTATCCTGTGCTGCTGCCTTAATTATGCTTTCAGGGGTTGCTGTAGTTCCAATAAATCTTCCATCAGTTTTATATCTTATCCCACCTTTTGTATCAGAAAGTCTTTTCATCCCTTCTGCATATTGTTCTTTTGTTATATTACCTGCGTTAAACCTATTTAATAAATCATTCTGTGCTCTATTAGCAGCCCTATATGATACTTCCATTCTAAAAGGATTTTTTCCAACGCCTTCAACATGATGTGCTTCTGTAAAACTAAAATTTGGTTTTCTTAAAGCATAAAAATTTTTTAATAGTTTTTGATCTGCTTTTGAATTTGTTAAAGATCTATTAAGTTTTATTTCTAGTTCTTTTTTTAACAAACCTTCTCTAAATATTTCATTTAAAGCTCTTCCATTAAAAGTTTGTTTATTAAAAGCTGCTTGTTCATCATAAACTTTTACAGATTTAGCAAAAAACCCTTTTCCATACGCAGCATCCACTTGTTTTGCTAAATCTCCTGGTTTATAATTTCCTCCCCAAGTGTAGGTTGCTCCAGTTTTGTTATCAAAAAATTTTGCTTTTTTCCATGCAGGTACACCACTTGCATCTTTCTTTTTCCAATTTATGCTGCCGTCTGCGTCTGTAGGCACTGCTGTCAATAATTTTATTCGTCCATCTGCTTTAAGAGAAGAATTATAAAAGTTTCTCCACATTTTATTTTCTTTTGTGTTTCCTACAGGAAAACCTTTTTTACCTCCTAAAGCTTGTTTATCTTGAGAAATTTTATTAGAAACAAATTTTAATATCTCTGAGTCTGATGCTCCTGACTGTAAAAGAAATTTACCACCAGGATAAGTTTTAGCTATCTTTTTTGCTTCTTCAATTGTTCTAACAGTTTGAGGACCTGTTGTTCCTTTTCCAATGTCTAATCTATTTTGAACAGAAGAGACACTAGACTTATTCCATTTATCACCAAGGTATGTGGTTTTGCCCTGATTATCTAAAAACTTAGCAAACTCCTCTGTAGTCATGTCTTTATTTGCTAATCTTAAATTTTTAAATTCTTCATCAGTTAATCGTCCAGGATAATATTCTTTCGATACTCTATTAAAATCATCAATAATTAATTGTTTATTAGCTTCATTAGCAACCATAGAATTTCTATAGGTCTCTTTTCCTGCTTTTCCTCCTTTAAGCATTATTCTATAATAATACTTTCCAGGTCTTCCTTCCTCTAAACTAATACCTCTAGGTAATCCTTCTCTTAATTCTTCTAAAACTTTTTTTGTGTATTTTGGTTTGTCTTGTGTTTTTGCTATTGCTGTTTTAGTTTTTATCCCTTCCTCTGATAACAATTTTTGAACAGCTCCTACTCCTAAGTTTACTTTAGATGCTTTTAAAACATCTGCTGAACTAGAGTTAGCAAAGTCAAAAGTATCTTTATTATTATTTAACCAGTTTAAAAGTTTTTCTTTTTGTTCTTTATGTCCTTTTTTAGGAGCATACTCAGGTCTAGATCCATCAAGATTAGGTTGCACTAACATACCACCATCAGCTTGATTTAATCTTTTATTTGCATCCTCAAACATTTCTCTGTCTAATGCTTTTTGTGGTCTGTCTATTTGATCTGCTGTAGTGACCTCACCCTCGTCAAAGAGTTCCATGATCTCTATGATTTTAAAATCTTTCATTACTCTCCTAACATGTAGGCAACACCACCACCTGCTCGTTTGATTTTTTTCTGAGGTATATCTGACGCCTCCTCTATAATTTCTTTTTTAATTATCTCACTAATCTCATCAGCATCTGCCGGTGTACCGTCTGGATCAAAATTTACTCTGTACTCATCATATTGAGGACCCTCTTCTAAAATTTTTTCTGCATCTGGATCAACGTCTTTTCTAGGTGGTTTGTATTCCATAACAGTTCTGTCGTCTATGGTGTCAAAAGCTTTGTCATCTGCGATTCCCACACCTCCCTTTTCTTTTACAATCTGCATCTCACCTGTTCCAATGTCTTCTGTTAATGTATACTCAGACCCGTCTTTACCTTTGTAATTATATTCGTTTACTCTCTCTTGAGGTTTTATTTTTGATTCTTTACCAAGAAGTTTGATCTTGTTTGCAAGATCAAAGAAATATGATGGTGGTGCGTTAGCCACATCTTTAGCAGATTCTTTTATAACCTGTTTAGTAACTTCTTTTTTAGGCACTCCTATCAAACCAGATTTGATTGCAGCAATCGTTGCAGCGAGACCGCCCATGACTTTTAGAAATACACGCTTGCTTGGGCTGCCAACTTTAAAACCAATACGTCCACCTTCTGAGTTTTCTTTACGACCTTTTTCTTTTTTAAGATTTCTTAATTCTATTCTTTGATTAATGTCGTCAGCAATTTGTTGCATCTTAGCGTCTAGATTTGGATCCATTTGTTTCATATATTTTGCAAACTCTGCCGCGACCTCAGGGTCAGATATATCTATCATGCCAGTTTCTTCTATACTCTTTAAAGTCTTTTTAGGTTTAACTAATTTTTCTACAACTTTTTTACCTATTCTAAATCCTGCACGTCCACCTGTTGCTAGTCCTTTGATTAAATCATCACCACGTTTTAATGTATCGATAACTTCTTTATAACTCATGCCGTAGTTGTCCATGACGTATGGAATCTGACCAGACTTGCCTGAACTTAATATCATTTTGATGTCATCATCACTCGCTTTACCAAACTTTTTAAAATCAGATACTAATTTTTCTACGCTGTAATCTCTTGGTGCCACACTTTTTATACCCATCTCATCATCAAATTTTGCTTTCATAGCAATTGGTATTGCCTCTTCTCCCTCTGCTGTTTTAAACGGAAATTTTTTCATCATTGCAAACTCTCTTGCAATATCGGGATCTCTTAACACCTGGTTTGCTATACCTGTAAAGTCGCCTTTCTTAGTAGCTTCATCTACATTTTTTTTAATGGATTTTTGTAACATGTCTTTCTCATCCTGTGTGCCACCCATAATAGTCTTATCAGGATCTAATTTATTTTTATCTAAATCAAATATCTCGGCACTTTCTTTTTTCTTTAACGTGTCACCAAATTTTTTTGCAAATACTTGATCCTCTATGGTTTTAACAAACCCTAGTGCTTGATCTAAATCTCTCTGTGTTTTGATTAGATTAATATCTAACCCTAAATTTTTCATCCTGGTCTCTAAAGCTTTGTATGCAAAATCAACTGATGCTGCAGAACCTATAGCTCCTTTTTGTTTAAAGATTTGCTTTTGCAGATATTTTTTTACAATAGGGTTCATTAATAATAATTCCTTTTACGTTGCTCGACCTTCTCGTCGATATAGTCTTCAGGGTGACCGATCAGACCGCCCTG